ACCATTATATGATCTTGATTTACCGGCAACAGTTCCAACTTCTGCTTCCATGTCGCCGGAATCCCAATTGGCTATACTGCTATTAAAATTAAGAAGATTTGGCCCATCATTAAAAATTGTCAAATCTGAAATCAGCTCATTACCAGAATGAATGATAGGAGTACCTAGCCAATTCAGGTATGGCAGAACCCACGTAGTCTTCACTCCATCGCCAATGCCTATTACATCGTTAAGCCAAAAGTCTTGATGGGGATTCATAAACAAGAATGATCCGATGCCGTCTTCTATGGCCCTAAACCATACCATGTCATCTTCGTAACTCTCGTGTAGTGGCGACGCAAAAAACACAGCCTTAAATGAGGCGAGTGGAGCATCCTGGTATGTGCGCCTAATTTCTGCGCCAGTCCTGTACTTGGCTACAGTAACGCCAGTTTTTGGAGCATTAGATAACTTATTCACGGGCCTAATACTAAGAGGCCAAACCAATACTTTATCAAGCTCACTCATGATTCCTCCTGCGCTTCTGTTAAATCGTCTATAACCAGTTCCCACGGATCAGTATAGTATCCATCCGTATGATCCCCGCCTTCGTTCATGCCCTCAATGTCACAGCGCATTTCAACTCTCTCTTTAGTGCCATCTGCATGTAATATGGTAACAAATCTACCACTATGACAATCAAGAAACCCATCACCGGAATTAGACGCGCTAGATTCCTCAACTTTAACAGGCGCAGCTTCTACCATAATACTTTCACCAGCATCAAGTGCCCAAATGAACCCACCAAATCGTTCTTCATTATTACGCTCAGTGCAGTCTTCAAGAGTTCTTCTGCATTCAGGATACGACGCAAAATCAGTAGGAGCCACATCACATAAATCGCCATTATAAATGTACGGACACATTCTGGAGCATTTCAGTAAACCAGACTGTTTCTGTCCTCTGTTCAATGGACCAACTTCTATCTTTAAATTATCAGCAATCAGGCATCTGGTAACATCGCCACGCATTATCGTAATAGGCTCTTTGGATATGCCGTCAATTGTAGTAAGTAATGTAACAGTTGCTATTGCTCCAGCAAGCCCACCTGAAATTGCAAGTTCAGAACTGAGTAGATCATCTCTATTGTCAATCTCTACAGTCATGTGTATGCCATCTAATTTACCAGAGGATGACGCGGACATTCGCAATCCCCTAGAAAGGTATAGGTCGCCACCTAGCTTGGCGCCAATCTTGCCTGTACAGAATCTCCATTCAAGACCATTATGAATAATCTCAACTAGTAATTTTAATTTAGTTGACTCTAATGCAAGAACTTCTATTTGCTCTAACGTAAGACCTCTACTCATGGTCCCCCTCCAGCGCCCGCTGTTTGTATTCTCATGTCAATCAATGCAATTAAAGGCTCAAGTGTGCCATCAATATTTATCTCTACGACCGGAGGAGTATTAATGAAGTCACTCATTAAAGTGTTGGTCATGCGCGATGATTCAAGTATTCCATTCTGTATTGCGTTGTCTGCATTCATTAAATCTAACGCAATGGGATCAATGATTGGCGGCGCGTCTATTATGGGAACCACTGGATCAGTTGCAGTAACCACCCATTCGCCCATTACTGCCGCAAGATCGTTCAATGCTGCCGCAGTATCTAGCGCAGCCTGCTCTATTGCGTCTGCCCATGCTGCTACTCTATCAGTAGCACCGCCGAACGCTGCATCTGTCTGCTCTTTCATGGCTGTGATAATAGCCTGAAACGCCTCGCGTGTGGTCCCCTCAAATGAATCAAAATCAAACCCAGTAGCATCGAAGATATCCTGCCATGCAGCGCCGCCAAATAGATCGCCTAACGGATCACGTATACCTGACGCCACATCCTGCCATCTATCGTTCCAGTCATCCTCACCAATTAGTCCCATGAGAGATTGAATGGCAGCCTGCATTGATCCTGAATATTGCTGTATTTCTTCTGGTGATGTAGCGCCCTGCAAAAGGGCCAGTGATTCAGCTAGATCATTAGCAAAAATCTCAGTACTGCCAGCCGGGCCAAGCCCAGCAAGCTCAGTCTGCCTAAACATTGCATCCCAATTAGCGTTAATGCTTTCCTGCATTTGCTTAATCTGAGACAGCATTTGCAACTCTGCTTCTCTGGCCTCATTTATTAAAGCAGCGATCCTTTCAGCGTCACCAGCTAGCCCCTCTGCGTCAAATTCGCCAGCCATTCGTTGCTGAATTAATTCTATATCAGCAAGACTCTCTGTCATGAATTTTTCAAATGTTTCCATCTGAGTCATTGATAGCTGCTCTATGAGTGATTCAAAATCTAAATCCTTCATTGCATCATTTAGAGCTAGTACGCCCCTGGCTACGTTCATCAAGAAATCAGCAGCAGCATCACCGGACATTTCCATTGCCTGGCTGAATGCAGCGCTCATAACTGCACCGAATCCCAGATCATCAAACGCCCCAATAAATGTAGAGGCAACTTGATTCAGCATTGCTTTAGGCAATACATTTGTAAAGATATCAGAAATAAGCGACGCTATGTCACCAGTTTCTCTTCCTAGCGCAATCCTTATATCTTTGAATACATCGGATAGCTCTGCAAATAAATCAACACTACCAACTGCCTCCGCCAAATCAAAGAACGACGCCTTCATTTTCCGTATTGCTAAATCCACATCTTGCGCAACTTTAGCTGCATCAGCATCAGATATTCCGCTCGTACTAACTACGTTTGTTCCACTGACAGCGCCTCTATTGCCACTGTACGACAACATTAACTTATCAGGGTCAGCTTGACCGAAGTATGCTATAGCAGCTCCAGCAATAGCGCCAACAATAGCGCCAACACCGCCACCAATTGCGAATCCTGTAGCAGCGCCAGATAATGCGCCTTCACCTACTCCTACTGTGCCCTCTTGCGCGCCCTGGTAAATGCCATACGCAGTAGATGCGGCGGCAAGCCCCTTGCCCATCGCCATGAATGCTTTTTTATGCTTTTCGTAGAATTTCCCCTCTGTAAAATTCTTAAACGACTCAGCGATTCCAATATTAGAAGTAGCGGTAAACGCCTCAGCAAATGCCGCAGCTAAATCTTCCCCTAAAGTAGAAAAGCTATCGATTAAGTTATCAAAATTACCAGTAAATGCAGCTATTATGGCCGACTCATTTTGCCCGGTAAACACTTCTTCTATTGCCTCACCGGCTTTACGTATAGCTTTAGCGTAATCACTAAATTCATCACTATTTACGCCTAGCTCCTGCTCAAGTTCTTTAAGCTCTAATTTTAACGCTGCTATTCTTCCCTCTACAGTAATGAAACTTGCCCCAGTTTCACGCAGCGCAACAACCTCATCTGCCATCGCGTCTGTTGTTTCTTCTATTTCTCCATTTAGCGCGCCTTTTTCTCTAGCAAAATCAACAAATCTATAAACTAAATTGTCTATTGCGTCTTCTTCTTTTTCTAATAGTTTAATTTCTTTTTCTTTTTCTTTGTTATCTTCTTTTAGCTCTTTTACAGATTCCTTACGCGCTTCTACTGTTGCTGATATAGCGTCTTTAACCGATATCTCACCTAGCGCAACACGTTTAATAATGGAACCAAACAACTTTAGCCCAGCCGTTAAATTATCGGTTTCCTTTGTGCGCGTTTTAATGGCGACAGTGGCCAACTTTGAAGTGATTATATATTTACCGTCAATTAATGCTTGTCTAGCTGATTCATCATTTTTTTTCTTAAGTGCTTTCCTGGCCTTTTCATCCTTTACGGCCTGTTCTGCCTTTTCTTCATTTAATTTCTTTAATGCTATTCTTTCTTCATTAACGGCGATTGCGGCAAGTTTCTCTTCTTCATTTTTTAAATTAGTAGCTTTAGCGGCATCTATTAACGCTTGCCTTTCACCTAGAAGCTCACTGACCACACCGGACAAGGCGGATTTAAATTCTTTAGACACGTTACTAGCGGCCATTAGCTTTTGAGCAAATACCTTATGCACTTGCGTGACATCGTATCCAGCTTTACCGGCAGCTATCAGCTCTCTTCTATAAAAAATTACAGCTTCCGCTATACTGTCAGCGGCCCTAACCGCCCGAACAAACCCGCCAGTTAAATCATCTATCTTATTTTTATCAACAGCCGCACCAATAGATTCTATATTAGCAGCAGCGTTAGAGAGTGCCTCACCAAAGAAGTCTACAACAGCTTGCGCGGCGGAGCTGTCACCAACAGCTTCCTTAAACTGACTCCACCCACCGGCCATTTTATCTATAGAGCGCTGCATTGTGCCTGCGCCCTCAACGAACCCCTCTAATACAGTTTTAGTCTGATCTGCATCAACGCTAGCAAATACATCCCTAAATTCCTCTGTACCCTTACGGGCCAAAGTTAACGCCGGGCCTAACGCTCTAATGTTCGGAATTGCAGCAGATATTTTCTCAAAACTATTTTCTGTAGCGATGGCCAAATATTCCATAGCCTCTTGCAGCCCATTCGGCCCAGCCATTACCTCACGCAAAAACTCCGAAGATAACCCTACGTCATTTAGCGCTTCTTCCGCCTGTTTTGATGGCTTGGCAAGGGCGAGCATTAACCTGCGTAGCCCAGTAGTAGCCTTAGCGGCATCCATGCCATCCCTAGTAACAAGAGCTAACGCGCCACCAAGCTGCCCCATGTTAATGCCAAGAGACGCAGCAATAGGAATAACTTTAGAAAATGTACCAGCAAGTTCCTCTGTTTGAATGTTGCCTTCTCTAACAGTAGCAAACAAAGTGCCGGTAGCCTGGGCGGCAGATAGATTTTCTTTGCCCCATGCATTCATTGCTGAGACAACAGTTCTAGCAATGCTCCCCATTTCGCCCAAGCCCGCAGCGCTACCCATCGCCACCTGACTAAGCACCTGCAATGACTCGGCCCCACGCAGCCCGGCAGACGTAATATAAAACATCGCGTCAACAAGCTCATTGACGCTTCTGCCCGACGAGTAAGCCATTAGCTTAATGGACTCTCCCCAGCTTTCAACCTTCTCCCTGGCGACGCCGACTAGCGCTACTATTTTTGTTATCCCTGCCTCAAATTCAGCAGAGAACACAACAATAGAGCCGACCATCCTAATCGCCATAAATGTAGCAAGAACACCCAACGCAGATGTGACCCGCCTTAGCCAAGTACCAAGTCCACCCAGGCTATTACTGACTGCCTGTACATTGCTACTTACTTTTGTTAATTTTTTACCAAATACAGAACTAGACGCACCGGCCTTTTCAAAGTTTGCTCCAGTCGTATTAATAAGACCAGACACAGTGGAAAACTGCCTACCGAACGTATTCGCTGTCTGTGTGACATTTCTTAACTGTGAATTAGAAAATGTTAATTTTTTATTCCACTCAGCAAGCCCAATTCCCATCCCACCGATTTGAGATGACGTTCTCCTTAATCCGGCATTAAAATCAGTAAAACTCTTCCCAATGGTTTGCAATGATCCAGTTAAATGCAATCCCTGAGTTTTAGCTATTGCGCCAAGGCTAGCAAATGACTTGCCCATTAAATTCGCAGAGCCAGCAACACTGGCACCAGCGGTACTCCATGCGGAACTTACATTACCGGCAGCCTTCTGCCCAGTCAGGGCAAAATTCTTCATACCAATGGATAGATTTTTAAGCCCTATAGTTGTCCTGTCATCAAGGACTAACTGAGTAACAACCTTACCACCATCTTCAACCATCACCCCTCCTGACCTCAATACCAGCAGCAGCTACAGCAGCCCTCATTTTATCCAGAAAGCCTGGAGTCTTGCCAATTGGTTTACCCGTAGACTTGTCAGGGAATAACCTAAAATCAGATTCTTTAATTTTCTTTTTACTTTTACGAGAAACTGTAGAAGCTATAGTCGTTGATATCCTAGCCTGGAACGCATCAAATATCTTTAAATCAGAAAACCTTTGGTCATGTAATGCAAACCACATACCAGGACTCATCTCCCAAAATTCCTCTTCTGACAGGCCGAAGGTATAACGCCCGGTAGCCCACATTTTGAGCCACCGAGCGCGATAACTTAGCCCTTCATAGGGTCTGACGCTGGCTTATTCGACTTGGACTTATTAGACTTATCAGCAGTGTCACTATCCATAGACAGCATCTCACCAATTGTTTCACTGATTTTTTCAAGATGCACATCACCCAACCATTCACCAACAGTTTCAATCGTAGGTCTAGGTGTCTCTTTATACAGCATCGCCCAGATAAGAATAATCATCTTAGTAAAATCAAGAGAGGAGAAAAACTCCTCACCCTCTTGCATTAGATTCGCGTCAAATTCTTTCTCAATTGTACTCATTGTATTCATGTTAAAAACAAGAGTACGCTCAGAGCCGCCAAGCTCAACAGTAGAAGTAGCATTCAGTTTCATAATATCGTTCCCTCCAGAACATCAGATTAATAATAGTCAGCTTACGCAGGTACGTAAACAAGATCCTCGTAAATCGTGCCAGTAAGTTTGATGGTTACGTTAGCAGTAAGCAAGCCCTCAAGAGGCGCGCCAATTTCAAAACCTGTAACAAATCCCTTAACGCCCCATGTGGTAGCTGCGGCATCAGTGAAGGTTAGTTTCCAGTTAACCCTCTCCCTGTCTTGCCACGCCTTAAGAAATCCACTGGTGAGACCATGCGTTCCCTCTTGCGGCAAGAATGCGATCTCAAACGTCATCTCAGTAAGATCTTTCAAGCTGGCGGTATGCTCCCGCGTAGCATTAGGCGACAGGTGATGCGTAGCCTCAATCGTAGACAGCTCAAGACCCGGACCACTAAGATCGTGCATCTCAATAATGTCAGTATAAGTGTCAGCCAACAGTGCTTTAGTGGGGTCAGCCCCCATAGCGAGAATAGTCCCAAACGACGCAACAGACTGAGTTTCAGCCATTTTTCATCCCTTCCTAAATACAACTGCCGTAATTGTGCCAGTTGCTTTAATGTTAACAAATCCAGTAGAGGGTACAGCAAATCCAGTAGACGGAGCCGGTCCCCACACTGCCTCATCGTCGCCAGCGACAGCAGTCAGCGGGATAACGATGTCACCAGTTCTATTATACGGATCAACACTACTGGCAATAGTGACACTGCCAGCAACAGAACATTTAAAAAAGACGTACTCTTTACCGCCGGGCCTAAATTGATGCCCATCAACATTATTCAATGTGACGGGAGTTTCAAGCACAGAGGCACCAACATAAGGTCTCGCAACCTCAGTAATGTCAATTGCAACAACAGCCATTACCGCCTACCTTTCTTCATTGGTGTTTCAATTTGAGTTCTAACAGGTACACCAAATCTATCAGACCTCTGTTTATCTGCCGAGACTCTGCGCGCACCATGTACCATGGCCACATGATCTTTAATCGCGCCTTCCTTCATTGTCTCAAAAGAACATTGGCTACAACCGTACACTGGGAGCTTCTTCCATACCTTTACGATTTTATAGCCCTTACTTTTAGCCATTATCCCTCCCTCCATATTATATCAAACGCTACAACGTATGTACTATCTCCACCAGTCCCCCTGTAATGCAACCTTGGGACGTTGGTAGAAAAGATTGATTGAAAATTAGATCCGCCAGCACTAAAATTTACTGTTTCACTTATTAGATCAATTATAATCTTTAACGCATCTCTGGCATTCCCCGGAAGCGCATCCCGGCATTTTATCCTAATATAGAATTTAGTCCATGTCTTTGCTCCGCTTCTTCTTAGTAAATCTCCACTCTCTACATCAATTGAGATTGAATTAATAGGATGATCTGGCAGCCCATCGTAGAATACATCATAACCACCGACAACATGATTGAATAATGACTCTATATCACTATAAATACTCATCATGCTCTCCGCATTGCCTTGGCTATATTAGAGGAAACTTTAGGCTGACCACCAGTCCTCTCAAGCGCCTTAGCTAAAAACTGAGGCTCAGTTCCAGGAGTGGTCTTATGAAGATATTGATCTTCTCCCCAATGCTCATGCTCCCACGCATACTCACCATCAAATTCAATCTTGTATCTCTTCTGCCCAAACGCAAAGCCTTCGTCTACACTGCCAGACTTGCGCATTGCGCCACTTCTTTTCGCGCACAATACAATAGCTGCATCAAAAATAGTATATGCAGATTCCTTCATGGCCTCATTCGCTCTGGCCCTTTTCTTCTCTAGCGTCTTAGTTATCCTAATCATCGCATCAGTCGAGTCTACTCTTACTTGTAATCTCATAATGTTATCTCAATAAATCTGTAGTCTCCTACTATGGTGCCAGATCCGACGGCTGTTACCTCTCGCTCGTCACCCTCGCCAAACACTACAACATCACCAACGCCAACAATCCTGTCCTCATCTGCAATGAATACTTTTTTAGATGGCTCAATGAACTCTACTCCATCTTTACTAGTTCTGTTTATCGTAACGTCTTCAATCCTAGCCGGGAAGACACCAAGAATAACTGTCTCTGGAACAAGATCCTTGGTCCTGCCGTTTATTCTTTTAATAGTAATCTCTTCTGGAAGGTAATTGATTATCGTTGCATACATTACAACGTCCTTCTGTAGGCCATCAGTACGCGCCTAACAGGCAGCGGCAACCATAGCATGCTAGGATCACCAACTGCCTCCGCCCAATACCCAGACCCAGATCCAGTCATTGTATCAGTATCACTGTATTCAGTTGTGAACCCTCCAACCTTTACTGACATCGGATCGCCAATAGGCTTTTCAAGAGTCATATTAATCAGCTCAATAGCATATGTGATAGCAGCAAGCTCAAGATCAGCAGGCAAATCCATGTTCGCCTCATCCATTGCTCTAGTTGTATATCCAGCGATGTAGTCAACAGTTATTGAGAGCAGTCCCTCTGACACTAATACATCAGTACCAAATGCACCGCCCATAACAACAGGCCCCGTCCAGGGTACGCCATCGTTTCTTAACAGAATCCCAGATTTTTCAAAAATAGTGTAGTCTGTAACTGGATCACCTGAAACAATAACTTCACTAACAGATATAATTGGTGACTCTGCGATAACGAGTCTGATCCTTTCGGGGGCCTCAAGATATTCCATATACTCTTGCTGCACAAATTCACGTCTACACCAATGAGCAATATTAATTGACGCAGAAGTAATGGCGAGATTAACAACATCCAAATCAGGCTGCTTACCAACCCAATGTTTAAGCAATTCAGCAGATGTAGTCAAATCTCTACTTGATGCAGGAGTTGTAATCTCAATCATTTCTATGCCTCGTTCAAATAATACATGCTACCATTGGCGTCAACCGCTTCACCCGGCTGACTCTTAGGAGCTGAGATAATAAATGCCGAATAGCTATCAGGCGCAGAAGCGGGAGTAAACAGAAATCTGATAACCCCACCGCTACCGGCGCCATCCGCAAGATACTCGTCAAGCGACAATACAATACTTGCATCAGCCTTCGCAGTTGTCGGGCCAAGCGTTACGTTATCGAACGTAGCCAGGTCAGCGGTGTTCCCGCCATTCCTAATAGCCATTGCGCTAAGAGCAACGCCAGCAAGAGCAGCTTGTTCAAACGCGATAACCAAGAAATGGCCAACGCCCTTCCTCTCTACGGGTGCCTTAAGCGTCACAGTGTTAGCCGCAACGAGAACAGTAGTCAACCCATGGCAAGAGTTAACCTGAATATCAGTTCCAATAGACTTTTTCATTTCGCACTTCCTTTCTTCTTCTCATCAGTTTTTACCTTGACAGCTTTAATCGGCTCCCCATCATCGTCTACCTTAACGTAGCACTTGGGATCTACCGCCTTCAGTTTCTCTTCCGTAAGCCCAGCGAATTCACCAGCGTTATACGGCGGCACACCAACAAGGAACTTAATTTTAGTAAGCTCACTCATCATGCGCCCCAAGTAACCTTATCAAGAACAGTAATTGCCTCAGCCCTGAGAGTGTTAATGTCATGCTCGGAGATCGTACGCAGCAAAGTAAGATCCTGCTGGTATGCGCTTACCTGCACTCCACCATCTTCATAGGACGCCTCAGTAGAAACATCCATCTTAGCAGACATCGTATCCCCAATAACAACATCAGAGAAATTGCAGAAATATACTTCTGACTCAGTGCCGCCGCCGAGATCCTCGGGGATCTGCGTGGTGCAGGCGTAGGGATGATTGTTAATAGTGCCCTTATCAATTCCATCACGGAAAGGATATGTACCATTAGTGGGATGCGCGAGCAACCACAGGAAGTCCTCAATACGAGGAGAGATCAGATAGCCAAGACTGTCCATCGGCAAGTTCGCCTGTCTCATATACAGTTTAAGTGCCGAGAAATCCTTCTCTACTTGCGCCAGGGTGCCAGTACCAGTCATATTCCTAACAAGACCAGCCAAATGCAAGAGTCCCTGCGGCGTGTTTGTTGCGCCATCTCCGCGGATAAACGCAAGATCCTCACGATTAGCCATCGCCTGGAACAGCCACTTGGCAACAACCTTATCAGCGGCGGGCGAAGACGTTCTGATTAGATCGTTACTAATCGGAACCATGCCAACCAGCTTCTTGGCACTAAGATTCACCCTACGGAACGTCGCTCCGCTAACGGGGATTTTCTTCGCTTCACCAATATAGCTAGCAGAAGGACCAGTATCGCCACCATTAATTGTCATGTTCCCGCTAGACATCGGCATGAGAGTAGGATTCATGCTACGCACAACAGCAAACGGCAGGAGCAAATCAAGAAACATCGTGGATACTTCATCAGGAACCAGGAACCCACCAGCCGGATCACTGCCAACAATAAGAATCTTCTGGATCAGGCTATCAGGCCCATCACCAAAAACACTCTTAGAGTATTCGATAGCGCCAGCAGCCGAGCCACCGCCACCAATCAGTGCGCGCATGATGCGCCCCATGCTAAGATTAAGCTCTCCCTTATCAACCTGCGTCAAGTCACGCTTCATGCCAGACGGCGCGACAATAGGAGTAGGTTTCTTCTCTGTTTTCTCCTCCCCCTTGTCATGAAAAGCCTTAACGGCGTTAGTAATCATTTCAGTCAGTTGACTCTGAGTCATTTCCATTTCTAAACCTCCCTGTCGATCAATCGACCAGTCACTTTGGTAACTGCGTCAGCTACCATATTAGTAATGACCGACTCTTCAACGTCGAACGTCGGCTCTGCGATTAGGGTGAAAACAACAGGATCGTTATCTTCACCAGCGTTCTCTATGATATCGTCTATAGCCTCATTTGTAACGGCAGCGTCATCACCCGGAAGCGTAGCCAGGATCTCACGGATAAGCTCAGGATCTCTCTTGACTAATTCCGCAATACCTTCATTAGTTAGTGGCTGAGGGGATATATCTTTTATTTCCGCAATCTCTGTAAATTCTTCGCAGCCTTCATTTCCGTCGCCAATAAGAACAGTAGCCTTCTTTCCTTCCAGCACAGCTTTAGCCTCCTTCATGTCTGTAAGATCAACGTCCTTCGTAGTATCAAGAACTTCTTCTGCCCAGCGTCTCACAAATTTAACACCACCAGCAATTGCATTAGCAGCGTTTTGCAATGCGTTAGGATTAGCAGGAATAGGCACAAAGCTATACTCCCACAACTCCTGTTTAATGATATCGTAACCAAGCCACGGCGCCTCTTCGTCCAGCGCTGTGTACTCTTTAGGCTTAAAGCCTACACTGACCGCGTTAAGAAATCCATTAACAGCAAGCCTAAATGCAGTATTAGCGAACTCGTACAACTCA